AAGATGGATGGTCAAGTTCAAACTGTTTATCCAAGGAAAAATTGGAGTAGTATGGTTATATGGAATTGTGCTCATCCTGCAAATAAGCTAGTAACAGTGGACCTTGTTAATGATCCTGAAACCACTGGAAAGTATTTGCATAGATTCAGTTGGATAAAAGATAAAAACATTGGTAGTGTTGGTCCTGAATGGAATTGGCTAGTAGGTTGGTATAAAGAGACAAAAAAACTTAAACCAAATTTAATTCACTATACCGAAGGTGGCCCATGGTTTGAAGACTATCAAGACTGTGAATACTCCAACATCTGGAATCAATACTGCGAAGAATACAAAGAATCTACAAAACCTACTACAGTATCTCTTGACAACTTAGGCATGAGCGACTTACACAAACAGGTTTTCAAAGGCATATGCAAAGAGCTAGTAGATCCTTCTAACTTATATAATTCTGAATACCCAGATCCGTATGATATGATTAAAAAGTCATTCAGCAAGCCAAATATATATGGAATAATTGATGCTGGATTAGATGAGGAAAACACAATGGCTGATAAAATTAAACCACCAAAGAAACCAGATGGAATACTTGAGTCTTTTTTGCATGGATCAGTTGGAGTTTTTGCAGGAAGCAAACAGTTAGATGATATTCCAAAAGATGTGCCAATCGCAGTACGAGGAATTGCAAAAAGAAAAGTTATACACAAAGCAATCGAAGACGGTAGAGATTTCTACTATATTGACACAGGTTATTTTGGACATGGAAAAAGTAAACTTTATCATCGTGTAAGTAAAAATAGTTTGCAATACAATCATACAATACATAAAAATATTCCTACAGATAGGCTTAAAAAGGCAGGTATACAAATATGGCCACACACTCAAGGCACAAATATATTGCTTTGTCCACCTAGCCAAAAAGCTCTAAATTACTGGGATGTCGATCTCGATACATGGATATTACAAACCACACAAACCATTAAAAGATATACTGATCGTCCTATAGTAATAAGAGAAAAACAAAGTCGTCATATAAGAACCAACGAAGATACCATGGAAATGGCTCTTAGTCGTGACGTTCATTGTTTAGTAACCTACAATAGCATAGCCGCAGTTGAAGCATTGATATATGGAAAACCAGTTTTTACCATGGGACCAAATGCTGCCGCACCACTGGCTAACACAGATTTGTCCAAGATTGAATCTCCTTACATGCCCAATAAGTTGAAGGTAAAATCCCTGTGTGCAAATCTTGCTTACAATCAATTCACACCTGCAGAACTAGCAGATGGTACTGCCTGGCGTATTCTAGAAAGGAACTATAGAAAATGAGTTGGGATTATGATGTAGTTGTATATCTCAATACGTTGCCAAGAATTAAAAATCACAATATAAAAGTTCAGATAATGAGAGCATTTGCTGAAGGAGCAATCAAGTCTGGTGCTAGATGTTTGATTAGCGAATCAGTTACTGATCGCAAATTATACCGTACAAGACTAGCCGTAATACTCGGATGGGTAGGTATGAGCTACAGTGGTCCTCACATATACTTTAGAGAATCTATTATCAAGAAACAACAAGATGATGGTGCTAAAGTTATGAGTATCGACGGTAGTTGTTTTAAGTTTCATCATCAACATGAAAACATGTGGTTAAGGTATAGTCTTGACAGTGTTTTTTGGAATACTGGTAATTATGGCAACCAAAACAGTTCAGCTCAGCACTGGAACATGATAAAAAACACACTTGGAATAAGTGTATCACCCTGGAGTAATGGCGGAGAAAACATCTTAATATGTTTGCAACGAGACAATGGCTGGAATGCCAAAGGATTCGATCAGGACCTATGGCTGAGAAAAACTATAAAGAAGATACGCAGTCTTACCAACGAACCAATACGAGTTAGAGCTCATCCTGGAGATTTAAACAGAAACAGAACAAAAACCAAACACGATTGGAGTTGGGTAAATCAAATCGAAGGAGTTAGTTTGATTGATAGTATAAATGTCACACTTCATCAAAGTATGCAGACTGCAAGATGTGCAGTTTTTTATAATAGTTCCAGTAGTGTGCTTAGTGTGCTGAAAGGTATTCCTACTTTTGTAAGCGAAGAAAGTGCAGTAACCTGGAAGGTTGCAAATACCAATTTAAAAAATATATTACAACCATCAATGCCAGATAGAAGTCAATGGCTACATGATCTTGGTCAAGCACATTGGACTATTAATCAAAGTCGAAACGGCAACATCTATCAACACTTTGAAAAGTATCTACCAGCCTAGTATACAATCGTTACGAACCTGTCCTAGTTGTTTGGAACCCCAACTTTTTAATAGTTCAACTGCACCATACTGTGTTGCTTTGGTAACGCCTGTATCTTTATGCAATTTTTGTTCTACTACAATCACTGGTTGATGGTTACGAATTGTTTGCTCGCCACCTTGAAGTATCTGCATTTCATAGCCTTCGCAATCAATTTTTATATAGTCAATTCTATCAAACCATAAACTATCTAGACGTTTCATGTCTACCTTACCTGTGCCAACAGTTGTCTTGTCTATGTGTGAGTGTCCTGTGTTGCCTTCTGTAATAATCATATCTATTGTGGTATCTTCGGTTCCAAGAGCAATTGGCCAAACTTCAATGTTTTCCATTGGTACGTTCTTACGCAAACATTGTTGGAATTCTTCTACAGGTTCAATTGCTACCACTCTTGCAAAACGAGCAGCTAGGTCTCTACTCCACAATCCTACGTTTGCACCTATATCAACTGCAACTCCAAAGTCTTTTACAAACTGTAAACTTTTTGCACGGACTGGTTCTTGATAGGTAGGTGGTCCACCTTTTTTTATATTTTTTTTGAGCATGTTAGCAAAATGTGTGTCTTGGTCTGCAAACCACCATCCGTGAGATTGATACATTAGAATTTTACCTCTATTCCTGATACTATTCCAACATCATTTTCAGTTGCTGCTGGTGCAACGAACCAAGCGCCATAGTTTACCTTGATCATCGGAGCAACATCTATGCGTCGATATCCATGTACTAAACCATATGTAATATCTAATCCTTTGTATGTGGCTTCTTTACCGATGTATATACTTTCTCTACGGTCACTGTTATGATATATGCCTGTTACATAATTATTAGGAAGTTTATACTGTACATGTGGATGTAGATGATTGAAACTTTCATTTGATAGTCCAAAATGCATACTGACAGCAAAACTAAGAATCAAACTATCTAACACGTGGTATCCTTTTTACATAATCGATATTGTTGTGTATTTGGTACTCGTTTGCTTTACTGTAACCTTGTATTTTTCGTTTTCCTTTCATGTGATCAATGTATCTGCCAAGATCACTGTTTATGAATGGATGCCCAGCAAGTCCTTTGGTATCTGGATGAGGATTGAGATTGAAGAATTTTGCACCTTTGTTTTGGTATTCTCTACGCATAACATCAAACAAAAAGCTATCGTGCCATTCAGGATAGTTGAACATTGTATCATTTATATATAATCCAGCAAAGTCGTTTACAAAGTCAATGCCTTGGGGATGTTTTCGATTGTAGCCTACCCAACCACATTCACTGTGGTATCTTTCTCCTCGTCCAAGATGTGTTGCTACATATTCATCCGGACTGACGCTATCAAGAAATTGCATTGGCATTTGTGTATGTGTTAGTGTGTCTCCATCTAACCATATGATCCAGTCACTGTCAATTGTGTTTACTGCATGATGAACGGCAAAAACTTTATGACAGAATCTTATGCCTTGCCATTTAAATGCTTTCCTTGCGTCATATTTTGCTTCATTGTTGGGACCTTTACCACCTTGAGCCTGTGGATTGTTTTTATGTCTTTTCAAAAACTGCTTATATACTTTACTGTTGGCATACAAATCAACAAGTCTTACATTTGAGCTTTGTGTAGGAACTGTTGTGCCTTCAGTATAAACGATTAGGTCAACTTCACGTGGCCAAAAGTTTTGAAAACTGTTGACCATTTTCTGCCCGTATAATTTACGGCCTTCTTCATTAAAAGTGGTAATTACTGTGTAACGTTTCATATGGGTATTTAACCTTTGATCAATAACATAGCATATTATCCTGCTCAGTGTGCTCTGAATAGCAAACCAATCATGGAAGCATTTTTAAACAGCTGTCGAGGTGCTGGTATAACACCTGTTGAGAACAACCTCGACTGTGATGCTGTTGTTATATGGAGTGTACTATGGAATGGCAGGATGAGCAAGAACAAAAGGATATATGAACACTATCGTTCACTCGGAAAGCCAGTTGTGGTAATTGACGCAGGTGCGTTAGAACGTGAAATTACTTGGAAAATTGCAGTCAACAATATTACCGCAGAAGGCTACTACGGTCATACTGAAAACTTAGACCTTGACCGTCCAGGCAAACTTGGCGTTGGTTTACAGAACAATAAACTCAATGATAAAATACTCATTGCGGCCCAACACAACAAAAGTTTGCAATGGGAAGGCATGCCCAGTTTAGAAGATTGGACTGTTGATCTAATACACAAAATAAGAAAATACAGTGACAGGCATATTGTAGTAAGATATCATCCACGATGTCCATTTTTTATTCCAACTCAACGTTTTAAAATGTTGTTGATGAACAAAGTTATAGATAACTGTACACTTGAAACACCAATGCAGATTGAAAGCACATACGATGCATTCAACATTGATTACAACTATCATTGTGTTGTAAATCATTGCAGTGGCCCAGGAATAAATGCAGTAATAGCAGGTTCAAATGTAATAGTTGATACAAAAAGTTTAGCATATCCAATGAGTATTGCGTTAGAACAGATAGAAAATCCACCAACCAAAGACAGAAAACAATGGTTAGTAGAAATTTGTCACACAGAATATACAGTAGATGAAATAGCAGAAGGTTTATGGCTAAAAAGATTAAAAGACTCACTAGTGTAACAGACACAATTGATTGTGCTTGTCTAATACATGATACTCTCTATGACTGGAGTTACGTTGATAAACTTTATCGTGGTTTAGAACGGAACCTCACGCCAACAGTGAGAATGCATGTGTTTACTGAAAGCAACAGGTTTGTGCCAGCAAACTATATACGTCATGATCTAGAAGAATGGGAAGGTGTTAGAGGCCCTAAACGTAGTTGGTGGTATAAGATACAACTGTTCAACAGTAAACATTGGAATACAGACTGGTCACAGATGTTGTATTTTGATTTAGATTCTGTGATTACAGGCAATCTGGATTGGTTATGGAATGTAAGTAGAGATAAATTTTGGGCTGCTAGAGACTTTCAATATCTAATGAAAAGCAGTAGGTGGAAAATAAACAGCAGTGTAATGTGGTTTGATCCATTCAAATACAATTATGTATACACAGACTTTGATTTAAAACAGATTATAAACAATCCAAGGTGTCCATGGCAT